GATATTATTTATCCATGGCGACACGAGAGGGCCGGGCGAAGGCGGGGGCGCTGAGAGTTTGCTGCGCGACCAGGCGCAGGGGCTGAAGGCGTTGGGACATGAATCGGCCTGGTGGAGCGGAGGCGGCGCGCTGGAGCAGGCAATCGAGCAGTTCCAGCCGGATGTGTGCCACCTGATGACGCTGCATTGCTACATGGGATTGGGGTCGGCGGTTTATTTGCAGGAACACAAGATCCCGCACGTGTGGCACGTCCAGGATTACTGGCCGTTCTGCGAGGGCCGGATGCTGATCCGGGATGGTCATTCATGCCCGGCGGTGGATGGCGAGTGCGATCCAAGCTGCTCGCAACGGGAGCGCAGGAACTACCTGGAGATTTGCAACCGCAGCTTCATCGTGGCGGGCAATGCTTACACGGCGGAGATCTACCGGCGGAATGGGCTGCGCTGCGACGCGGTGGTGGAGTTGGGCGTGGACGTGGAATTATTTAGACCTGATCACTCGCAGCACAATGGTAATCCGATGATCTATACCAGCTGCGCTTGGCCGGGAGCGCCGTGGAAGGGAATGGGCGTGCTGCGCGAAGCGCTGGCAGGGACGCCGTATGAGGCGCTGTTGATCAACGGTGTGCCGCGGGAGAAGGTGGCCAGCGAGCTGAAGAAGGCCGACATCTTCGTGTTCCCGAGCTGGTACGAGGAGACCTTCGGGTTGTGCCTGTGCGAGGCGATGGCGAGCGGGTGCGCGTGCATCGCGGCGGAGACGGCGGGGGCGAGGGCGCAGATCGAGCCGGGCGTGACCGGGTTGCTGGTGCAAAAACAGAATGTTGCCGAGCTGCGTGCGGCGATCTTGAAGCTGGCGCAGGATGCGGAGCTGCGGCAGCGTTTGGGAATGGCGGCGCGCAAGCATGCACTATGGGAGCACAGCCTGGAGGCGATGGCGGAGAGATGGGTGAAGGTTTACCAGGAGGCGGCGGCGCAACAGGAGGTTGCGAATGCCTTTTAGATCAGCGAAGCAGCGCACCTGGATGAAGATCAACAAACCGGCGATGTATAAACGCTGGAAACGGAAATACGGTTCAAAAATACGACGAAAGAAGTGAGAGGAGTTTGAAATGGTCAAAAGAGCACCAGAAGATGGCGGAATACCGTTACTGAGTTCGTATTTGAGCGGGACGGCTTGCGCGTGTGGAACGGCATCGACGCAGGTGACAGTGCCAGCCGGGGCGACTTCGGCGCTGATCACAGCGGCGGGCGCGGCGCTGTATTGGAATATCAATGGGTCGAGCGCGGCGGCGACTTCGCCGGGATATGCAGCGGCAGATAATTTTGGTATGGTGCCACCGATCGACAATTTCTCGACACTGCATCTATGCGGGGCAGGGACGGCGGCGATCGGGTATGTGTCGTTTTACCAGGATTGATGAGGTGCGGCAATGCGGAACAGACTAAGACGACGACTATTTGCGGCGATGATGGGGGGAGGGGCGGCAGCGGGGCCGTGGTATCTGGCGGGCGGTATTGCAAAGGCTAATTGCATCCTTGCCTACCAGCCGAAGGGAGCAGCGAGTTTAGCGGCAAGTTATACCAATCTCGTAAATCCAGGAACGTATAACGCTGCTCCTGGAATTGCACCAGGCTGGGATGCAGTAAATGGCTGGAAAGGTGATGGGTCTGCCTGGCTGGATACGAGCTATATTGTTCCAGACGCCTCAAATTTCACAATTGTTGTGAAATTTACAAATCAAGCTAAGGCTTACGAAAATGTTTGCGGTGCGGATAATGGGTCTGTAAGAATTTCGATAATTCCTTGGTATACCAGTGATAAATTAGTGGCTTATGTTGGTGATACACTTTTCAGTTCTGTCCAACAAGGTATGGCATCTGGGGTTGTTATTCTTACTAAAACAGACTGTTATCGAAACGGGATACTTGATTTTTCGATAACTGCTGAATCATATCCAAATGTAAAAATGGCAGTAATGGGTAGACGGTATGATGGTAGTGGCTACAATTGCATTAATTCTTACATACAGGCTTTTGCAATCTACGACATAAATTTTGATGCGCCGACAGCCGCCGCAATAAATTCAGCCTTGGGGGGGTTGTAGGCGGGGACGCGCCGCCGGGAGATCAAGGCCTCTGGTATGTGCAGGGATAAAGATATGGGATCAGGGACGATTGTAAATCCGTACACGTTGAAAGAAGCCCTTGCCTCTGCCGATATAAAGCCGGGGCATACGGTCTATTTGCGCGGCGGAAATTACACAGATATTCCATACTACCAGGGTATTCGGGGAACGGCTGAGGCTCCGATCTATTTCAAACCGTATCATGGCGAGAGACCCATCATCACAGGACGCACGGATATCTATGTGCCTTACACTGAATGGTGGGGGGTTGAGTTCTGTAAACTGACCTATGACCCGCGGGACGAATCTGATGGGGCTTGCGATGAATCCACATGGCTGGATATTTATGGCGGGGGAAATGTCAAGATCATCAACTGTATAATCCACGACTTTTCTTATGGTGTTAATTCTGGACAACCAGAGACTGAGTTAAATGGTTGTATTATCTATCATTGTGGGTGGGAGGAAGAAGCTTATACAGCAGGGCATGGGGTGTATGTCAGCAACGCAGACCCAACCAAAACAGTCACAATCAAGAATTGCATCATCTTCAATAATTGGGGCTGGGGAATCCATGCTTATTCTGAACTTGAAGATGTGTACAACATTGATATAAACGGAAACATCTGTTTCAACGCTGGATACCTTGCAACGTGGGGAGCGCGTCGAACCAATATTATGCTTGGGGTAGGTAGTTCCACAAAGAAACCTATAAATGGAAAGGTGAGAAATAACTGCTCATACTTCCCGCTATTGACAGACAATAACGGCATCGGACTTCAAATTGGATTTGGAACAAGCGGCTCTGACGGATTAGAGGTAACGAATAATTACTCTGCGGGCGGTGCGTATGCCGCTTCAATCCGTAATCCAACCAATATTACCGTGACAGGTAACACTTTTATAGGCGGTTTGCTATATTTCGACGCTGAGGACTATGCCGACAATACCTATGCCGCCGCCTTCCCAGAAGTGGGCAGCAAGATCGTAGTTTATCCACTGGACTACCAGGCTGACCGGGTGCATGTGGCAATCTACAATTGGGCACTGGCTAATACGGTCGATGTTGATTTGACTTCGGTGGCAGGATTATCAGTTGGTGATAGCGTGAAGTGTCACAATGCACAGGATTACTTTACCGACATCCAGACGTTGACGCTGGATGCGAATAAGAAGATCACGGTGAATATGCAGGCGGCTAACCGGACGGTGGCAACGCCGGTGAATTGGACTGCGCCAGCGACTACGTTTCCACAGTTCGGGGCGTTTGTGGTAGAGAAAATATAGGTGAATTATGACAGCACGCACAACCTTATCTGATTTGATCTTGACCCTGCGCGGGATGACAAACGCTGGGACGGCGGACTATACGCTGGGGACGGTGAACTTCTGGGACGATGACCAGGTGCAGACGGTGCTGGAGCGCTACCGCCGCGACCACTTCCGCAGCCTATTGCAGCCGGTCGAAAGCTACAACGGTGGCACGGTGCAGTGGAAGGATTACTACAGCGGGATCGAGAATCTGGAGAAGACGACTGGCGGCACGGCGATCTTTTATCTGGAGGATGCAGCCGGAGTAAACGTGGGCACGGCGCTGTATACGATGGATTACCAGCGTGGCGTGGCGAGCTTCGCAGCCAACACCGGCGGCAGCACATATTTCCTGTACGGAAGATCCTTCGACCTGAACCGGGCGGCGGCGGACATCTGGCGGCAAAAGGCCAGCTACTACGCGGCGGATTTCAGCTTTTCTACCGACAACATGCGGGTGGATAAGGGCAGCGTGCACAAACACTGCCTGGTCATGGCGGATTACTACGAGCAGCGCTCGGCAGAGATGAACGTAGTGGAGATATGGCGCAGCGATGTTACGTTGGGGATGGATTGGAGGTCGGAAGATGCTGACTAGTTCCGAGCTGGTGAAGATTCGCACCGATATCAAGCAGCTGATGCCGGACACTTGCACGATCCTGAGCCTGACGGCGGTCAGCGACGCGCAGGGAGGCTTCACCGAAACGTGGGGCACGGCCACCGCCAACGTCAAATGTCGTCTGGATGCGGCGCAGCAAGGGCGCGGCCAGGAGCGCCTGGAGGCGGGGGCGATCTCGCCATTCACGTATTGGATGCTGACCCTGCCGCACGGCACGTCGATCAGCACCGAGCAGCGGGTGGTGGTTGGCGGCGGGACGTTCGACGTCCAGTCGGTGGACAGCGGCAAGAGCTGGAGCGGATGCGTGCGCGCCACGCTGGGAAAACTATGAAAGTGAAACTGGACACCGCCAGGCTGGATGCGCTGATCCGTGCGCAACCCGAACGGGCTAACCGGATTGTGCGTTCGGGAGCGTTCGCGGTGCAGGGGCACGCCGTGACATATGCACCGATCGACACCGGCGCGCTGCGGGCGTCGATTATGGCAAATGAACAAAGCAACCTGGTTTGGTGGGTTTCGGACGGCGTGGAGTATGGCATCTATCAGGAGCTGGGCTTCAATCACTTCGGCAGCGGCGCATTCATCCAGAACCCGTTTATGATCCCGGCGGTGGAGGCGGTGCGGACGCAGTATAACGCCATGTGGAAGGACTTTTTCAAATGAGCGTCTTCAATGTTTTGAACGCGGCGATCTACACCACGCTCTCCGGCGGGACGGCGCTGACCAACCTGCTGGGCGGGACGCTGGTGTATTACCAGCAGGCGCCGGATGGAAAAGCGCCGCCCTATCTGATCTATAACTTCCAGGGCGGTGGGTACGAGGCGATCACGCCCAGGGATATGTGGAACGGGATCTATTTTGTGCGCGGTTTCAGCCCGAACGCAGCCACGGCGGGGAGCATCGACGCCCAGGCGCATGCGCTGCTGCACAAAAAGGCGCTAAGCGTGGCGGGCTGGACAAACTTTTGGTTGGTGCGGGAGCAGGATATGGCTCTCGTTGAAAACCTGCCCAACGGAAAGAAGCTATATATGGCGGGCGGGATGTATCGGGTACGTTTGAGTGCATAAGGAGTAAAAATGGCAGCATTTAGTGGAAGTGCGTTATACCTGGCATGGGTATGGTCGGGCGGGACGATCACCATGCACGGCGATTTCAGGGAGTTCAGCTATGAGCCGACGCTGAGCCTGATCGAAAGCACCGCCGGGAGCGACTCGTTCCGGGAGTATATTGGCGGGATCGGCGAGGGCGGCGATATCAAGTTCAACTCGGTGATGCAAGCCGCCGGGACGGCGCTGATCACGGCCTGCGCCCGGCAGAACGTCGGAACGCTGCTGGTGGGCGTGGAGGGCACGGCAATCAATAAGCCGAAGATCACTATCCCGGCCATCTGCAAAGGTCCGGCTTTCAATGTGCCCTACGATGATGTGGTCGAGTTCAACGTCGGGTTCCAGCAGAACGCGGCTGAAACCATGGGCGTGTGGGCATAGGAGGCGCAATGTCCGACCTGACGCTGGAGGGCGGCGCGGTCTCCGACCGAAAAGAGATCACCGTCGATCTAACAAAGATCACATTGCGGGAATACCGGGCGCTGTTCGACAAGAAACAGAAACCGGATGAGGAAGATCAGGTTCTGTGCCGCGTCTTTGACATGACGCTGGAAGAGTACCAGACTCTGCCTTACCCGACCTGGCGCAAGCTGACCGAGCTTTTCTTTGAACGCGCCCGCAACCCGCTATCTGACCCAAACTCTCCAAGCGAGTCTACCTCAGTCTGAAACACGGCGGCGGTAGACCATGGGAGATGCTGCGCATCGATCTGGCGCAGCAGTTCGGCTGGACGCTGCCGGAGGTAGACTCGCTGAGTATGCTGGATCTGGAGGAATACTTCCAGGTCGAGGACGGTAAGGCGAAAGCGCAGGTAAAAAATGGCTGAAAAAGTCGCGAG